TGTTTTAAACGGGTAGATGATGTTTTATCAACTGAATCTTTTTTATTGTAAACTTTTCTAAGTGCTTCAATTTCAGTTTCCGTATTAACTTCGTCTAAATGTGTAGGAATAGAATATGTTAATGTTCTTTTTGTTTTTGGTAATTCAAAAGAGAATGAATTTATACCTTTTTCAAATTTAGATAAATCTAATTCTTTTTCTTTTAATTGTGTTAAATCGGCTTTTACTTTAACTACTTCTCCATGCATATCAACAAAACGAAAACTATATTCTTTTCCATATGCTAATATTCTTGCTCCGATAAGTAATGCATTTTTATCACCAACTAATAGTGTGTTATAGTCAACTTTTTTATCAACAATTAATGCTTCTAATAGTTTGTCTAATACCTTACCTTGATTTATTAAATTAACTGATGTGAGAATATCTTCTTCACGAGCAGTCATATATTTCATTTCTACTTTACCAGTTGATAGTAAATTATCCTCTGGGTAAAAGTGTCCTTGTGACGGCAAATCTATGATTTCCGTAGGGAACTTCTGTTCTGTCATTTGATTAACTCCTTTTGTTAAAACCTTTTAAATAACTATTTTTTATGCGTATGGGTCGTCATCAGTTGGTTCGTCTACTACTACTGAACCATTATTTTGATTACCATTACCCATTACTTTTTCTGCACCTGCGATACCAAACGAACCTAATGTAATCCATACAAATGAATTATAAATAAATTCTTGTATCAGTAATTCTTTTCCGAATGCTCCAGTAACTATATCAATTATTGCTGTTAATGTCATTACTCCGAAAGACATAAAACCTATAATTGCTTTTTCGTTGTATTCGTTTTCATCTTTAAATATGTCATTAAATGCCATTTTTTACTCCCTTAAAATTGTAATATTGCATAATCATATTGAAGTGTTAGTGCTATCTCAACTGGGTCTGATGTTCCATAATCCATATCACCAAAGTTTGCTGATTGAATAAATGTTCCTTTCAAAGTCCACTCTTCGACAATGTCTCCGACAGGGCCTAACAAATTAAATGTGATATCTTTCTTATAAAAATCTGAATAACCTTGACGACCTGTAACTGACTCGTGGTGCTCTCTCACCCATTCCATAACTGCTTGTGAAGCGGAAGGAACGATTGGGTCGTATAATGTAATTTCTAATGGTTGCCACGCACCTTTACCTTTTACATATCTTTTAACATTTATATGTTCTAACACAATTTCATCAAATGTAATAGTTGGTCTATTCATTGCTTTGATGGTGAAGGCTGGTATACCTTCAATATACATAATGAACCTATTTTTAGTTTTAGGTTCAAAGGGTGTGAACATAATTTCACTTGGGTCTAATAATTCAGCCATTTTAAAATCTCCTAATTTATCTCAGTAATAAATATAACAAAACGAAAAAAATCATTAAATATAATTCATTATACCGTAGAAGTTTTTTAGAAGTTTTATTATACAAAAAAAACCCCACGAAAAGTGGGGTTTTCTTCAGTTTATTAACTATTATTCAGGGAAAGTTGCACCTGTTGGTTGAACTACGAAGTCTAATACTATAAACTCTGCTGTTCTTGTTGGTTGAATAAATATCTGTCCTATTAGACGATTTCTATCGATTTCGTCAGGAGTATTATTTGTATCATCCATAACCACTCTAAATGCACTCAAACCACTATTAGCTTGAACATCCTCTAAGAAAGGATTAACAACATTTAAGAAACGATTTCTTGTTGCTGTTGTGTTTTGTTCAAATACTAAGAAACGAGAAGTTGATGCGATAAATTTCTTTAAAGCTATCAATAATCTTCTTACATTTACTCTGTCTAATGCACTTGGTTTTCCTTGTAGAGTTTTTTGTCCGAATACTACCACACCCTGTCCAGGGAAAGTAGCGATTGGATTAACTCTATCTTCATACAACTTATCTCTTTCACTATGAGTTAGTCTTGTTTTTGCTTCTAACACATCTGTTAAACCACCACGGTTTAAACCTGCGGGAGCGAACCATTCGTGTGCTACTGAGTCATTAAATGAAATGACACCAGGTAGAACAACTGAAGGTGGCACCCAAGTCGGTCTGTTTGTGCTATCGTCAAGTATCTTTACCCACGGGTAATAAGTTGCTGTATAGTTTGAATCTAATGATTTCACATTATCTCTTACAGTATCTACTGAATCTGCATATAAAGAAGCATCAAGAATAAGGAAAGTATCTGCTCTCTCTTCTGATTTGTCTATAGCGTGATTAGTAGTTCCTGTGTGAGTTCCGTGAATTACACCAGGTAATGCCATCATATTGATGTCAAATTCGTCAGGATTACTTACTGCGTTAATAGCTCGTTTGTAAACAATCGAACCACTATCTGATGAAGTATTCAAATTAAATCCTTGAGTATTTGTTGAACTAATATCAGCACCAGTTGCATATTGAACTGATGGTCTTTGTCCGTCAAATCCCCATTGGAAAGGAACTACAAACTTTCTTTGTTCAATTGCTGAACCTGAAAGTGTTAGTAATTCTGTTTGACTTGCATAGTTAGTTGCTACAGCGGTTGCTCCGTCTGAACCATACATATTTTCAAGAGACATTGTTACATTACTACCTTGTGCGGCTGTTGATGGAATTGATGATAAGTATTCACGATTGTCTAAATCTGAATAGTTAAATCCATAAAATGTATTTTGGTCAAAGTCTGAAATTGAAGAACTTTGATTTCTCTTGAATGATGCTGTTGGTATAGTTGTTGCTGCGTTTCCAGTATCTACATAAGGAACATATACTTTATTGTGTCCGAAAGGAACAACAGTAGTTGGGTATGTTTCTAAGTCATTATAATCTCCAACTCTTATATGTTTACTCTTATTAGGATAATCACCATAGTAAGTCAATTTACCATTTGAATCAATAGATATATGTCTATCACCAATTACTCTTGCGAAGTAATTAGATTCATTCGGATTAAATGATAAGTTATTAAATTGTTCTATTACACCGTCATTACCAGTTCTGTTTGAATCATTTCCAAAATTTACTGAACGAACTTGTAATGAGAAAGTTCCGTAATCAGAACCTGCTACACTACCAGCGTCTTTAATATTTAAAATATTGATTTTGAAATGTTTATTAATATCAGTTCCGTGTGAACGAGTATAAACTCTGAATAGACTATATCTTGAACCACCTACATTTTGTGATTGTATTAGTGGGGTTCTTGCATATTGATAATCAGAATTACCTGTCCAAGTTGCGGAAGTTCCGTCACTATTAAATGCGGTTGCTCCGTCTGATAGGTTTAATGCGTTTGCTAAGTGTGATTGTGAAACTTGGTTTCCACTTCCTGTTGCTAATGCGTTAGCCTTTCCGTGAAATCCTTTAAAGTTTTTGTATAAATATACTGATACTGTATTGTTTTGTGGGTCACTTGGAATTACCTTGTCAATATAAACCTCACTACCTGTGTCGAAACTTATTGCTTTTTCTAAGTTTCCACCAGACGCGGTGATGTGTAATGTTGAACCTGATAAATTTCCTATTGATGTTCCATCAAGACCAGTTGTTGATATTGAACCTGAAATTAAGTTATCACTTTCTCCTTGAAGTCTTGAAGGTGCTAACACCGCAAGAACTTTTTGGTCATAAGGACTATCTTCAGGTGCTGAACCTGATACTGATAATACTATGGTATGAGCTTGATAACCACCAATTCCGAGAACACGAACAATTGTTACTGTACCAGCAGATTTTAAATATTGTTTAGCTGTATATGGAACATAAAAACGAGAGTCAAGACTTCCAAATATCTCTTCAAACTCACTAAAATTACTGATTTGTGTTGGTGTGAACGCTGGGCCTTTTTGTGTTGGCCCAATTAATGCCGCACCAATTTCAGAAATTCCTCGTGGTAAGAACGATAGGTCTTTTTCTCGTGTAAATACACCAGGGCTAACGATTCTTTCTGCCATTTGTTTTCTCCAATTAATGAAATTTTTAATATACTAATAAATAGTTAGTAGTAATCCCAAACGATATATATGGGACTACTTTTTTTTACTTATTTTCTGATTCTTGAACTATTTGTGGGGTAAATTCACCTGTAGCTGGATTTAAAGTTCCAGCACCATATTTATCATTTAGTGTTTTAACTAAATCATTTTCTGTTTGACGATTTGTTTCCCAATCTGTTGTAAGATTGTCTTCCGCTTCATCAAGTGAATTTAACTGTCTTTCTAAATTAATACGACTAACTTTAAGTTGTCCGAACTGAGTTGAAATACTTGCATAAGTATTTTGTAACTCTTGTAAAGATTTTAGTTCGTCATCTGTGAATTTAGTTGGTTCATCTGAACCCATTTGACTTTTTAATTTTGTTTCTTCAGCCATTGTAACTCCTTATTGTTTTACTACTCTATATTTACGACCTGTTGAGTCTGCACTTTGTAACTCTACGGCTTTTTCCCAGGCTTCTTGTTCGTCATCATACGAATAAGTCTGGGTATCTGAACCACTAAGTTGAGCCCACATATGTGTTTGTGTTGCCCAATCAGGGTCATTAGAACCCGTTATAAAATACTGTTTTACTACTATCCAAGTCATATGTATATAAATATCATCTTATTTGTTATTATTACATTTTATTTTAGACGGGACCTCTTTTTCCCATCCAAATTCTTTTAAATTCATTTCTATTGTCTTGCTCACCCATAATTATCTCTGGTGCATAATAAATATTCCCTTCTCCCTCTAAATACCACTTTATTCTTGCTTCATCTGGGATTTCTAATTCTACTTCGTGATAACTAATTCTATCGTTATCCCAATAATGATGAACATTTGAATATCCTGATGAGTAAATAGAACTTGTTTGTAAAAGATTATTATACCAACTCAATATTGTTCCTTCTTTACAATATGGTGCTATTAGCCAGGGAAAAAGTGGTTTATTTTTCATATCACCATACGGGTCATAAAATATAGCGTCATATTTTTTGTCTGGAATACTATCTGCCCAATCACCTTTTATCGGGATTACATTTGGTTTATCTTCTGTCCATATTAATAATCTTTCATACACATCATCATTGATTTCTATAATCGTGTGTGAATTAATATCGTGTGATTGTATGTGTGTTGCACTAATACCCATACCAAAACCAAATTCTAAAATATCACCACCATTTTTTGTAACGATTTCTCCGTGTTTGACCATTATCGGGTCTTCCCACTCAGACATTACTTCCCAACCAATTTCTGTATCTAATATTTGAGTATCTGTAAATGTATATTTTGCTTTCGCAGCTCTACCTTTCATAACCTATTATCTTCCACCACCGCCACCTTCTGAATCATCATAATTTGTTCTACATTCTAACATACTATGTGGTGCACTGGCATTATAATCTCCATTACCAGTTTCAAAATCATCTGAATCAAATAATTGATTTAAAGTTGTTAAACTTGTATCTGTTTTATATCCACTTGAAATATTAGATTCATTATATGCATCACCACCATTTGCTGCATTTAAAATACTTGTTGTTGAAGTTGCTCCACTTCCTGTTGCTGAACCACTTAGATGTATTTGTCCTGCACTTGCTAAAACTGCTCCAGCCATTACTTATGTCCTTCTAATTCTTTTACTCGTTCTGTTAATTCTTTTATTGCTTCTACTAATACAGCAACCATTTTATCATAATCTACCGTCAAGTATTCTTTAT